CCCACCTGGGTCAAAGACCCCTATGCTTTAGCACCGGTATTTTTACGGGTGACTAAAAACTCCGTCCACCAATATAGGTGAACGGGCATAGCGTTCGCTGGCGTGTGCCAGCAAACCCACCGTCGCACAAAGTAGTGGTCGAAAATGGGTACCGATGACGTCTCGCTCTGCGTTTCAGGCTCTGAAACCAAAAGTCGTGTCCCAGGAGGATTCAATCCCTCCCGTAACGTGATCTTCTGATGAGTCTGATTAAGGACAATATGCCAAGGTTGCGCATAGGAAACTTGAAGCCTCCTACGCAAAAACCAGAGGTAATATCCACGCAAAAAACGGAAACGGCGATAATGTACTTTAGGCACGTATGCCTTATACCGCCATATCCATCTTTTCGAGCGAAGAATCTTTTGGTCGTGTGCTGTCGAGGGATCTATCCAGACTCCCGAGACAGAGCTATCCTGAAAGGGGACAAGAGGCAATTTATGCTCTGCTACGAATCTTCTCAGATAAGTAGCTAAAGTCCCTTCCGGAATAGCCAGTTGCGCTACTGTATTAACTAAATGGCACAAGATAGCCTTTCGGCCGTCTATATGCCTTAAATACAGCGGTGTAACATCAACACCACGAAACACGTCAAGACCGCAGGATTCCCGAAAGGGTCCCTGTACAAAAGTCTTTTCTGTATTAATCGTGAAACCAAAAAATCTCGTCAGCCGCAGGTAATCATCATAGTATTCTGATTCTATGATAACATCATCGCCATAGACACAAAAATGGCGCGATCCTACCGCATGACAAGCAGCAGCAAAAATCAACGTTTCAATGGCAAAAGTAGAACCATTGCCCATGGAAGAGAATTTATGGTACTTTCCCTTCCCGAAACATCCCCGATAATAAGGGGACCTTAGCCGATCCAAGTAGCAATACCATTGCCATGGAAATAACCATGCAACAGCATTATATGCTACTGTATCGGAGGCAGCTTTCTTATCTACAGTGACAAAGTCATCATAGACAGAGGCATGCCTCGCTAAGAGTTGATTCAGGAACTGTTGAGACAGATCTATACCAAAACGACGTAAACGTCGTTTCGCGTACGTATCAAATGCAAGCTGTAGGGGTAAATCCCCTTCTGGCTCACACGCAATAGTACGGTCTGTTTTCCAGTTCTTCGGTACACGCTCCATGCGATTTGAGTGACACTCTACCAGCACCGGAGGCTCGAAACCAAAATATCGGTAAAGAGCTTTAAGGTAGCTATGGGCCCCACGCGTAGCGTGAAGCTTTGTTTTCAGTTTTAACTGAGGCAGAGAATCTTTTCTACTCGCATGTGCAGTTGCCCCCGATGTCACCCGTACAAGATTGGGTAAATCATCTTGAAACTTTTGGAAATCCCCTAGCACGTTATGTATATAACGTTCCATCTTGACTATCCAAGACCTAAGATCGGGATCTAATAGATCGCGCTTAGAATAAAAGAAGTCAAGTCGCAAATTTGTGATGGCGCAAGCTTTTTCAGCCTCAAAAAACGAGGCTTGAGCAGCGTCTGCGCACGATTTGCTATCGGAGAAAGCGGAGTTCTTCTTGAAGAAGGCCTCTACTTGCCTAAGGAATCGCCAATCGTCGATCGAATGCTTAGCCTGATCGAAGTGACGGGAGCAGGAAGTGAGCTCAGCTAGACATCGCGCTCGATTATAACCGAGCACAATGTTTTTCAAAGCGGAGTCAACTCCCTCAAGGTCATTAGTATAATGTCGACAAATGTCATACGTTAATACTTTTGGGTCCATTACTGGATCCTCCATTTAGAATTTTGCGATTAATCGCGCTATAAAATAAAGCGTGATTAGATAAACACTGAATCCGATGAGCCAAAAATATAACCGGCTCATAAGAACTCTTGTGTAGAGATGCTGTTGGCAAATTCGTCTCCCGCGACAATGTCACGAAAGACGGCCAATGCAGCATCAATATCCGTACTCTCACCGAGCAACGGATATCGCGCAATTCCTTCAATGGAAACCTTGTTTGACAGAACCACGCCATCAGCGTCTGTAGTAGCTTCTACAACTTTGAAGCTAAATTCAGCCATGGTTTGATTCTGGTCGGGGACGCGTCTCTTCTCTATCACTAATTTGGGCTGTAAAGCTGTATGCCCAGATAGAGTCGATGTGCGTGAGTTGCCATTATTGGCAAACTCGGTGAGGACAGTTGTCATTCCTGCCATAGATTTTACCTCCGAATTTTTCGGAGCCTTTGCATTATAAGTGCCCATAGGTCAACGACCTTAAAAGCATTCAAACGCAAGGCGATCTGCGGGAATAAAGGTATCTTGCGAGGAACTCGCAGTTGAAGGGTTGCTTGCAACGATGCCACAGTTGTTTCCTCACCAGAAGCGTAGACCGAATAATCTGGATCGGTCAGTGAACCACTATAAGAGCGATCCACTTCCACTTTCTGGCCAAAAGCGGCAGTATAACTATGTTGCAAAGCTAGAAAGGAAAGCGCTTCAAGAGCCTGACTCACGTTCCACAACCAATCAATCACAAAACTTAGCTTAGTTACTTGCCAAGCGGTGACTAACGGATTTAAATGAATCGGAGCAATGGCCACATCAGCGGTCACGCTTCCTCGCATATGAACAGTAACAGAATCGGACACAACATGTGTCCACTGTCCATAGTACGAAGATTGAGTACTTTCAGTCGAGGTAGAGAAAGTTAAGACATCATTAGCATGACGCTTGTGACGCCTCATCTGACCTACTTTGCTATTAAGGTTGGTTATTAGAGAATTTAGATCCTCTACGTCCATAAAGAAAGGACGCCAACCATAGCGGAGACTGAGCCATTCGTTAGAGACATCCTTCAGCCGTTTCCAGGTGGTATAGTTGCGTGAAGTATAACGCTCCATCCATCTAGGAATCTGGCGAGAAGAAAGACGCTTCAAAGTTACATGAAGCATCTTTTTTGTATCTTCTAACTCGGCTAAAAAAGTAAGGAAGTCATACCCCTCGGAATAGATCTTAGATGCAGCCTTTTGAACCAAGTAATCATTTACTGGTTGGCTGTATTCTTTCATCGTTTCCGGAGTAATATTCCAATGGGAAGAAGCGTTTACGAATGGCGCAACCACAGAGTGGAGGCCCGACGTATGTCGAACATCGTAAACACCGGAAGCCTCTCCATACACCCTAAATAAATAAAAAGGTGTCATAGGAATGAGGTCTCCTCTTCTCATCCGAGCATAGACAGACGGTATGTCCCAACCATGGAGTGTCCAGCTAAAAGGCCTATTTAATCTTGGGCCCAAGCTTCCGACATAAGATCCATTATCATACTGGATCGGCTCTATATATTGGTCATTATTGTCACCGTCTATCCTCCTAACCCAAGGGCTATTCATAATAAACTCCTTTTACGGAGCTGAACGCCCCAAAGATAAATCACCGACACTCCGCAGAAATGCCGGGTCTAGGTGGCCAATGCGGCCCGCAACGTGGAACTTCCGACCAAGGAAGAGTCTACAGTGTTAAACCTCTCTATTACTAGAGCCTCTATAAAGGATGCTGGTTAGGCATAAGT